CTAGGCGGCGGCCGCCGCCCGCGCGTGAAACTGCACGGCCTCGACGCCCAATGCGTCATTCACCTCCAGAAACTTCGCCTGGATCGGCTCGATCTCCAGCACATGGAAACTGTCGCGCGCGTCGGCCAGGCTCCCGAACCCGCCCGCATTCACCGGCACGATGCCGAGCAACTGCGGCGGCACCCGATGCGCGGCCAGCACATCGTCGCGCGTGGTGTTCTTGATGCCCAGAAACTCGTCCTTCGCGCCCACCTCCGCGATCGGCAGCAATTTGATGCCGCCCTCCTTCCCGCTCGGCGCATGGACGAACAGATTGCGGAAATTGCCCGGCCCCTTCGATTTTTTCAGCGCATCGCGCATCGCGTCGACATCGCCCTCGGCAAAATCGCCGGTCGCATAGAGGATATAGCCCGCATGACTGCCGTTCAGATAATAGCGGCGGCGAAACAGCGTCGCGCTCTCATTGAGCAGCGCCGACTGCAGGGCCGACAGATATTCGGGCAGGCCATAAATCTCCTGGTTGATGTCCGGCGCCATGATCTGCAGCACGCTGCCCGCCGCGAATTGCACTTCGTTGCGAAAGCCCGGCACCCACCAGAATAGGCCCGGCTCCACGCCGCGCCGCGTATATTTGGCCAGGCTATGGTCCAGTCGCAGCACACCGCCCAATCGATTGATGCGCGCCTCGAAATAGGCGTTACCGAAGATCAGATAGTCCTGCACCGCCGCCGTGAACGCCTTGCGCGACAACAGTCGCGTCGGCTTGAAACTGGCCGCCAATATGTTGCGCTTCAACAGGATCGCGCTGCTATGATGCGGACTCGCGCGAAAGGCACGGGCCAGCCCATCGAGCGGCAGGGGCGGCTCATACCAGCGCTGATTGTGCCAGCATTCCACCATTTCCATCAACGTCGCCCGGTCCATCACCGGTTCGGGATCGCCAAATGCGAACGCTTCCACCCCCGCCCTTGCGCTGCTGGCGACAATCGCACCCTGGGCGGTATTGCGCCCCTCCCCCCGGTTCATGCGGCGCGCGCGCTTGCTCATAGGATCTCCATCGTTGCTTTGGGGGGCTCTTTGCCGTCGAGCGGTTCGTTCATCAGGACATGCATGACCGCCCAGGCGAGGTCCGCATGGCCGTCATTGCCGCCCCGCCCCGCCTTGAACGTCACATTGCGGCCGCTGGTGGTCAGCGTTTTCTTGATGCTAATGAAGGAGGAGACGATGTCGATCCAACCCGCCTCGAACGCGATGCGGCCCCGGCGCACGACATTCTGCGCCTTCATGACCATGCCCGCCTTCACCTCCAGCGAATATTCGATCTTCACCACGCCCTTTTCGGTCTTGGCGAGCAACTGGTAGACGCCCGCGCCCACGCCGGTGGCGTCGATGCCCAGATAGGTGCAATTATAGCGCGACAGCACCGCGCGGATGAATTCAGCCTGCTGCTCGAAATCCAGCCCGCGCAGCTGGTGCTTTTCCAGGATGCGGAAAGTCCCGCCCTCCCGTTCCGGTGGTGCCATGATGACCAGCGCGGCATTGTCGCCATCCTCGCTGTCTTGCGGATCATAGCCTGCCCACACCGCGCGATGGCCGAACGGCCGCGCCGCCTCCGGGTTGAAATCCGCCCATTCGACCAGGCTGTCGCACCCGCATTTGACCAGGTCGTTGAAACGAAAGGCCGACAGGCTGTCATCGACGAAATCGCACAGGAAAAGATTGGCGAATTCATCGGGCGCATATTCGTCTTCCAGCTCCTCGATATCGAACAGGTCGCATCCGCCCGCCTCCGCATCGCGGATATTGACGATGTGCCGCCAGATCCGGTCCGGCCCGACCGATCCGATCGTCAGCGCATGGTGGCTGACGTCGATCTCGATCCGCTCGGCCTTCTTGCGCCGCCGGTTACGCCGCTCGCCGGTCCAATAGGGATAGGCCGGATGGGCCACCGTCGATGGCGTCGAAAAATAGGTTTTCCGCCATTTTTTGTGCGTCGCCATGCCGCTGGCGACCTTGTTCAATTCCTCGAACGAATGGACCCAGAAGAATTCGTCGAAATAGAAATTGCCATGGCGGCCCTGCGCCGTGCGGAAATTGGTGCCCAGGAAATGCAGTTCGGCCGCCGCTTCCTCCGGCGGGCGCAAGTCCGACGTGATCAGCATCGGATCACCGTTCAGCGCCACCCCGACCAGCTTGGCGAAGCTGACGATATAGGATCGGAACTGGTGCGCCTGCGCCTTCGACGCCGACAGGAATATCTGGTTGCGGCCCGTCTCGATCGCGTCGATCAGCGCCTCGAACGCGAAATAATAGGTCGCGCCGATCTGGCGCGACTTCAGGATCATGCGCGTGCGCTGGTCCTTCGCCTGCCACCAGCGATGCTGATAGTCGTACAGCCCGTCGAGGAAGATGCGCTTCAGCTCGGCCGCCTGTTCGGCCGTGAAATGATTCTTCCTGGCCTTCTTGCGCGCGCCGCTGTTGCGATTGCCGACCTTGTCGTTCAGGTCGCCGCTATGCCCGCCCGGCGCTTCGAACCGGCGCACCTTGGCCAGGCTTTCCACTTGCTTGCGCAGGGCATCCAGTTCGACATAATCGCCGCCGGTCTTCTTTTCCTTGGCGATCAGGGTCAGCAGCCGGATTTCCAGCCCGTCCTCGATTTTGCGGATCCACGGCGCATCGTCCCACCGGTCGCGCTGCTTCCACGCCTCGATCGTCGCGCGCGGGATGGGGCTTCCCTTGTCGCCCACCACGCCATGCAGCGCGAATTCGTCGGCGATCTGCGTCACCCCCCACCCGCGCCAATACAGGCTGCGTGCGTGACGGCGCGGATCGAACTGCCACAGGGCAGACGGCGCGCCGGGTTGGGGCGATTGCCCGGAAGATTGCTGATCGCTCATCGCGGGCAACCATGCCGCGCCCATCATCCGCGACGCATCGGCCTCCATGTGTAGAGGCCGCCTCTACACATGCCCCGGCTTGAGCCGCGCGGCGCTTTACGTCCCTTTCTGCGGTCAACGGGGGCACGCGCCCCATCACCACGGGAACCGGGACCGACCATGGCCAAGAGCAAATTTTTCCGCGTCTTCGTCGAAGGCTTCACGGCAAGCGACGGCCGCAAGATCGAGGCCTCGTGGATCGACGACATCGTCGCCACCTTCAACACCGCCAACTACACGCCGCGCATCAACGTCGAACATATTAAGGGCTTCAGCCCCGATCCGCCGTTCAACGGCTATGGCGACGTCGTCGCGGTCAGGGCGCAGACGGATGATCTGGTGATCGACGGCCAGACCGTCCGCCGCCGCGCCCTCTATGCCCAGGTCGAACCCAATGATCAGCTGATCGCCATGCGGGCCAGGGGGCAAAAACCCTTCCCCTCGGTCGAGATCGCACCCGACTTTGCGGGAACGGGCAAGGTCGGCCTGGTCGGCCTTGGCCTCACCGACAACCCGGCCTCGCTCGGTACGGAAGCGTTCAACTTCTCCGCCTTCAAACCGATGTTCGACGCGCGCAAATCCGCCCCGGCCAATCTCTTTTCCGAAGCCTTCGAGGCGGTGGACATTGAACTGGAGGCCGACGGCGGCGGCACGACCGGCATCACCGCCGCCATCGTTGCGGGCTTCTCGGCCATGGCGGCAAAATTCGCCGCCCGCGATGACAAGCCCAGGGACGAACCCAAAACGCCGCCCCCGGCCAATGACAATGGCTTCGATCTCGCGGCCTTCAGCACCGCGCTCGGCGAACAGGTTGCCGCCGCCATCAAACCGACGACCGATGCGCTGGCAACGCTGCAGGGCGATTTCGCCGCGCTCAAGGCGAAGCTGGAAACCACCGAACAGCCCGTCTTTTCGCGCTCGCCCGCGACCGGCGGCGGCGCGTCCATCCAAACCGACTGCTGATCGGCCCGCCCCCTCGCCTACCGCCTTTTCCGTTCAGGAGCTTTCCCATGCATCGTGACACCCGCATCGCCTTCACTGCCTATCTGGCGCAGGTGGCCCGCCTGAACGGCGTGCCGCTCGCCACCGACAGCTTCTCGGTCGCCCCCTCGGTCCAGCAGAAGATGGTCGAACTCATCCAGCATTCGAGCGCCTTTCTGCAAAAGATCGCCTTCGAAACCGTGGTCAATCAGGAAGGGGACAAGGTCGGCGTCGGCGTCACGCGCCCCTTGGCGGGCCGCGTCAACACACGCGGCGGCACGCGCCGCACGCCCACCGATCCGACCGATACCAGCGACGGCGGGCGCTATCGGTGCGAACAGACCTTCTACGATCATGCCATTGCCTGGGAACGGCTCGACGCCTGGCGGCACAAGCCCGAATTTCAGCAGCTGGTCCGCGATGTCATCCTCAAGCGCCAGGGGCTTGATCGCATCACCATCGGCTTCCACGGCACGTCGGTCGCCCCGGCGACCGACCTCGTCGCCAATCCTCGCCTGCAGGACGTCAACAAGGGCTGGCTGCACAAGATCCGCACCTATGCGCCCGCTCGCGTGCTGGACGATGGCGGCCTCACCGCCACGGGCAAGGCCATCTATGTCGCTGACACCAACGACGCGGCCCGGCGCGACTATGTCAATCTCGACGCCCTGGTGAAGGACGCCAGCACCCTGCTCGACGACTGGCATCAGGATGCCGACGACCTGGTCGTCATGATCAGCCGTGACCTGGTCCACGACAAATATATGCCGATCATCAACAAGGCCGGGGACACCGCGACCGAGCAGCTGGCGCGCGACGCCATCCTGCGCGCGGCCAACCAGGTCGGCGGCTTCCCCGCCGAACGCGTGCCCGACTTCCCCGCCGCCTCCATCCTCATCACCAGCTACAAAAATCTGGCGATTTACGAGCAGGAGGAATCGCGCCGTCGCTACCTGAAGGACGAGCCGGAACTGACCCAGATCGCCAACTATGAAAGCGTGAACGAGGCTTTCGTGGTCGAAGATTATGGCAAGACCGTCCTGATCGAAAACATCGTCATGGGCCAGAAACCGGCCTGATCCCCGGCTTCCCCCCCACCCCAAACCGCCCCTTTTGTCAGGACACGCAATGAGCCTCGCTCGCCGTCACCGGGATAAAATTCTCGCTGCCCAATCCACCGCGTCCGTCCTGCACCATGGGGCGGCCAACGTCCCCGACGCCGTCATGGCGTCGGGGACCAATGCCTCGCCTGTCGAACGCGCCGCTGCGCAGATCGCCCTGCGCCTCTCCCACGACCTCCGCCGGTTGAAGGAGATCAAGGCGATCAGCCTCAAAATCGACGCCAAGCGCCAGATGCTGCCCGAATATAGCGACTGGATCGATGGCCTGGTCGCGGCCGACGCAGGCGTCGGCACCGGCATCGCCGCCGAAGTCGCCCCGACCATCATGGTCTGGATGATCGACATCGGCCTCTATGCGCAGGCGCTGGACCTCGCCGAATTCCTGCTGCGCCACCGGGTCGCCATGCCCGCGCGCTATAACCGCGACGTGGCGACCGTCCTTGTCGAGGAAATCGCCGACGCCGCGCTCAAGGATCAGTCCGCCGGAAACCGCTTCCCCCTCGCCATCCTCGAACGGGTCGAGGAACTGACCATGGGCCTCGACATGCACGACGAAGCCACGGCCAAATTGTTCAAGGCGATCGGCGGCGAAGGCCTTGCGGACATTGAGCAGGCGGAGGCCTCGGCCGCCGCCCGCCCCGCCATCGAACATGTGCTGGCCGATCTGCGCCGCGCGCAGACACTGCAACCGCGCATCGGCGTGAAGGACAAGATCAAGCGGACGGAAAAACTGCTGGCGGCCAACCTCGCCGCCTTCCCGTCCGAAGAGAACAAGGAACAGGGCGGCACACCCCCGGAAACCGGGACCGCCGCCTGAATGGCTCGCCCCCGGCGCTCGGGGGCGGATCGCGCGAGACGGGAAGCCTTCGGGCTGCAGGGCCGTCTCTGCCCCGATCCTCACCCCCGTAAGTCGGCGGGCCGACACAAGGATATGCCCATGCGCCCTCTCCTGCACGCCATCCTCGTCACCGGCGCGAAAACGCTCCTCGGTTCCGCACTCCTCTTTGCCGCCATCGTCCTGGTCGCGCGGGGCATCATGGCATGAGCTTCGTCGCCCGCCCCTCGATCGAAGAGATCGACGCACCGCCCGAATCGGAAGACGTGATCGTCAATGACGGCTTCTTCCCGGACGTCGATCCCGCCGACATACGTGCCGCCGCCCGCATTCCATCGACCATCACGCCCCTGCGCCTGCGCGGTGCGATCGTCGGCGCGATCATGACCATATTGTCCGATCTGCAGGGCTTCGCCACCGCCTCGATCGCGGCGGGCCATGCCACGCTGGCGGCCGTGCCCGCGCCCCAAATCGATGGCGCCAGTGTCCGCATCCATGCCTATCGCCGCGCCGTCGCCCTCTTTGCCAAGGCGGAACTTGTCGAACGCCATCGCGACTTCGATTCCACCGCCGCCGGGGCGAACCAGGCCACCGAACTGGAAGGGTCGATCGGCGATCTGCGCCGCGATGCCCACCATGCCATCCGCGACATTCTCGGCCGCACGCGCACCACCGTGGATCTCATCTGATGGCCAGGGCGCTGCGCCTGGTCGCCCGGCAAGGCGATGAACTGGATCTGCTCCTGTTTCGCGATGCAGGCCTGGGGCCGACACATCTGGCGCGCGTGATGGATGCCAACCCCGGCCTGGTCGATCTCGGCCCCATCCTGCCGTTGGGCACGGTCGTGGTCGTGCCCGCCGACACGACCATCACCGCCGCGCCCGCGACGCGCGCCATTATCCAGCTTTGGGACTGACATTCATGGATCTGCGCACCTTTCTGCAATCGACGGCTGAACTGGTCGGCTCGCTCACCCCATCGCTGATCGGCTCTGCAGTCGCCCAGGCATGGAAACCGGCGCTGCCCTTTCGCCAGCGCTTCCTGCAATGGATCGTGGGATCGACGGTCAGCTATTATGCCACGCTCGGCATCATCGCCGTGACGGACTGGAACGGGTTCGTCGCCCAGTCGATCGCCTTCGCCATCGCCCTCACCGCCTTCGACGCCACGCCCCGCTTCGTCCGCGCCGCTGGCGACGCCCTGGTCATGATCCCCACGCGGATCGCCGATCGCTACTTTCCCCCAAAGGATTAACGCCCATGCAGCTATCGCCCCATTTCAGCCTGGCCGAATTCATCGCCTCGGCCACCGCCGCTGCCCAGAATATCGACAACCGGCCCGACGTCGCCCAGATCGCGGCGATGAAGCGGCTCTGCGTCCATGTGCTGGAACCGCTGCGCGCCCATTTCGCCAAGCCCATCCGCATCACGTCGGGCTTCCGCTCGCCCCGCCTCTGCCTCGCTGTCGGCTCCTCGACCGACAGCCAGCATGCACGGGGCGAAGCCGCGGATCTAGAGATCCCAGGAATCGACAATGTTACCGTCGCGACCTTCATCCGCGATCGCCTGCCCTTCGATCAGCTCATTCTGGAAAACCATGTTCGCGGCATCCCTGATAGTGGCTGGATCCACGTCAGCTATCGCGACGGCCGCTTGCGCAAGGACGTGCTGACCTATGCGCGCCGCACCTATTTCAAGGGACTGTTGCCATGATCGGCCGCTCGCACCTCGCCCTTGCGGCCGCGCTCGCCGCCTGCCTGACCGGTGCCGCTGGCTTCGCCTATGGCCTATCGGTCGGCGCGGCGCAGGAACAGGCGGCGCAGCGACGCGCCGATGCAGCCCGCTACGCCAAACGGGCAAAGCTGCAGGGCCAGATCGACGCGTCGACTGAGCAGCATCAGTCGGCCGAATATAGCCGTCAGAACAACGTCAGGACCATCTACCGTGAAAGCCAGAAAATCGTCGATCGCCCGGTCTACAGCACTCTGTGCGTCGATGCTGATGGTGTCGGCCTGCTCGACCGCGCAGCCGCCACGGCCAATGGCGACGATATCTGGGGCATTGCTGGCGACACCCGCCCGATTGCCGACAGTCCAGCGAACTGACCGGGCCATGACCGGCGCACAATGCACTGGCAGCCTGATCGACCTCTATGATGTGGCGGGCCAGATCCGCGCGACGCTCATCGCCCTGCAGGCGCAGGCGCGCATGGTGAACGGAACCGGGCACTGACATGCGAAAGGCCGATAGCCTGCGCCGGTGGCTCACTGCCTATATCCCGGAACTCAAAACCCACCCCGACCGTCTGCAAATCTATGTCGAAGGCGGCCAGGTCAGCGCCCGCCGATCGCGC